TGTTAAAGTTCAGTCGCCAGGCTCTGAATATTGGGGTCAATCTAATTGGGGCTCAAATGATTGGGGTGGATCAGGTCTTTCATTAACCACATCACAAAACTCAGTAACTACTTCTGCTAATGCTGATGTTAGCGTATCAGGAATACAAATAGCTTCATCACAAGGAACTACTGTAGGAGGCACTTCTGTATTAGTACAAGTTGTAGGTAGTCTTGAATCAATGGCTGTAGGAAACACAGTTATTGGCATAGGAGTCCCTGTAACTGGAACAGCATTAACTTCAAGTATTGGTGCAGCTACCGTTGATGAATCTCAATTAACTGGAATCGGTTGGGGTAGAAGAACTTGGGGTAACCTTGCTTGGGGTGGAGCTTATTCAGTTATTGCAACTGGACAAACTTTAACTTCATCCATTGGTTCTGCAATAGGTAAATCAGACGTAACTGTTTCTGTTTCTAGTGCGGGTCAATTAACTTCTACTTTTGGAAGTTTCTCATTAAAAATCGATCAAGATATAACTGTTTTTGCAGCAGAGGATCAACTTGATTTTACTATTGGTTCGTTATCTTTTGATGCCGATGCAAACGTAACTGTATCAAGCGCTGGATCATTAACTAGCTCAATAGGCTCAACAGTAGCTGGTTTAAAAACTCCAGTGGATGTAAGTGGTATTCAAGCTACATTTACTCAAGGTAATTTTACATTAGTACAAACTACAACTGAATCTCCTACTGGCCAACAAGCTACACTATCACTAGGACAACATGCTGAAATTCCAGGTCAAATAATAGGGGTTGGAGGATTACAATTATCAGGTTCAGTTGGCTCAGTAACAGTTACTGGTATTGCAAATATAAGTGTTACTGGTATAGAAATGACAGCATCTCTTGGAAATATTGGCGTAACTGCTTGGCAAGAAATAGATCCAGGAGTTACTAATGTTTGGACTGAGGTTGATTTGGCAGCTTAACATATGTATAATTATTAATATTTAGGAGAACAAATTTATGACATCAACTTATTCATCTGATCTAAAACTAGAATTGATGGTTACTGGCGAAAACGCTGGTACATGGGGTGATAATACAAATAATAACTTAAATCTTATTCAACAAGCAATCGCAGGTTTTGAACAAGTAACATTATCAAGTGGTGGAACACTAGCACTTGTAATGACTGATAAAGCTATTTCAAATGCTAGAAACATGGTAATTAAATTTGCTACGGCATCTATCGCTGCAAGTACAATTTGTACCATACCTGACAGTATAGAAAAATTTTATATTTTTGATGCAACAGGATTAACTAACCCAGCAAACTTAACAATTAAAACTGCAAGTGGAACTGGTTTTACTTTAGATGCTGCAAAAATTTATGCTGCTTATTCAGATGGAACTAATTTAAAAGAAATTTCATTAGACACTTTAGGTGGAACAATTGGTACAGCACAAATAGCAGATGATGCAGTAGACAATGATAAAATTGCTGCTAATGCTGTAAGAGCTGCACAATTATCAAACAATGCAGTAACAACTGCTAAAATAATTGACAATGCTATTTTAACTGCAAAAATTTCAAATAAAAATGTAACCACTGCAAAAATCGCTGATGATGCTGTTGGTGCAGACCAATTAGCAAACACTGCAGTATCCGCAGGTACTTATACAGTAGCAACAATTACTGTAGACGCACAAGGAAGATTAACTGGTGCTGCTTCAGGAGCTGCTGGGGGTGGTTTTGCATTAAGAGAATATAATAGAAATCCAGGAACTTATACTACGCCATCAAATGCTTCAAAAGCAAGATTCTTTGCTGTCGGTGGCGGAGGTGGTGGTAGAGGTGTTAACCCTTCACCTGACGGAAGACCTGGTGGTCAAGGTGGAGCTGGAGAATTTTTAAAAGATGTTTCTGCTTCTACTGGATATGCTTATACTATTGGAACTGGGGGATCTGGTGGAAATCCAGGTGGTCCTGCTGCTCCAGCTGGAAATGCTACAACTGTACCAGGTTTAAGTGTAACTGCAAATGGTGGCCAAGGAGGTCAAAACAGTAACCCTGGAAGCCATGGAAATGCTCCGGGAGCACAAGTTGATGTAACTGATAATTATGCAAACGGTGGTTTGTACTGTAATCCAGAACATGTTGGTAGACCAGGAGCTGGAAGAACGCAACCGCCTGCAATGGCTAGTACTGGACAAGGTGGTGGTAGTGGTGGTTTAATAATTTTTGACAACGGATAATAATTATGGCTAAACATATAATTTTTAATAATGAAAATAAAAGAATTGGAATAGTCGAATCTGATGAGGCTAAAGAATGGTGGATGAATTATGGAGCATCCTCATCTGTTGAAATATCAGATACAGATTATGAAGCAGTAGCATTTACTCTAACAAAAAAATTTGAAGATATTGAAACTTCATCTAATATACTTAACAATGATTCTATACCCACAGAAACAATAACTAAACAACATTGCCAAGATAAAATTAATGAGCTAATAAAAAATATTCGTCATTGTGAACAGAATTTTCCTAGTGTACCAAGCACTTGGAGTAATTATATATCTACTTTAGAAAGCATAAATTTAGATAGCATTTCATGGCCAGTAACTGCATCTGTTTGGCTTGACGCATTACACAAGAATGGTATAAGTGTACCCTCACCTGCTGGTGAGATACCATGCGCCACATAATTAAATTTAAAGCTCACAATTTTATAACCAAAGATAAATCCCTATATCCCACACCAGGTAAGTTTAATATTCCTGATTGGTATAAAAATATTAAAGTTGGTAATTTTAATAATTTAAACATTAAGAATTGTAAACCTTTTCTTGATAGTTTAGTAACAGGTTACATTTTAAAAAATCCAGTAGACCAAGAAATAAATTTTAATACACCTGATCCTAGAATAAATAATAAATTAAATACTTGGATTAATATAAATGGTAATGTTTCTACGCATCCAAAAGTTGATTTAATAAATGTCAATAAAGGAAATGAGATACATAACTTACAACAAGTTGGAGGTAATACTTGTCCTTATGCAGTAACCAATAAGATGTATGAAATTTATAAAATTATGAATCCATGGATTATAGAAGTCCCAAAAAATTATAGTGTTTTATACACACCACCACTAAATAGACCTGATGATAGATTTGAAATTCTTTCAGGTATAGTTGATGGTAATCATCCAGTGCAAGTTAACTTTCCATGTGTATTTAAAAAAGAAGGTACTTGGTTATTAGAAAAAGGAACACCGATTGCAACTGTCTTTCCTTTCAAAAATGAAAGTTGGAATATGAAAGTAAGTGAAATCCCAGAAGAAGAATCCTCAAGAAGATTCTTTACACTTGGTACAAAATTAACTAAGTATTATGAAAAATTATTTTGGAAAAAAAAATCATGGAACTAAAAGAATTTATAAAAGTGTATCCAAATTTATTATCACTTATTCAAGTTTCTGCTTTTTTAAAAACATTTAATAATTATAATTTTTTCGATACAACTATTGTTGGTGATACAAATTCAGACAGCTTTAAAACTGAAATAGATAAAACTGTTAGAAATACACAAGATTATAATTTAAATATAAATAAATCAATTACTGAAACACACTGGTATAATTATATATGTGCAAAGATTATGAGAGCAGTTCAAAGATACAAAAAAGATACTATTGGAGATTTTAGAATTACATACATTAAAGAAGTAACATTATTAAAATATGAACAAGGAGGATTTTACAAACCACACGTAGATTCTTGTAAAGAAATACATCGTGAATTATCAATTATTATTTTTTTAAATAACGATTTTGAAGGTGGATACCTTAAATTTTATAAACCTAATGGAGATATATATTTTGAAGTAAAACCTGAACCTGGTAGTGTTGTGGTATGGCCAAGTAATTTTTTGTATCCTCATGCAGCAACCAAAGTAATAAAAGGAACAAGATTTTGTATAGTATCATGGGTAATATAATTTACATAAAAGATTTCTTAAAAGAAGATGAAAATAATTTGATTTGGAATTATATGAAAATTTTTCATGAAGCAAATTCAAAATTGTTTGATGACAAACAAACATCTTTAGGAGAAACTTATGAATATGGTTGTCCATTAATGGATAGTCTTTTGTTATCTAAAATAAAAAAAGTTGAAAAACATTTAAAAAAAGAAGTATTACCAACCTACACTTTTTGGAGAATGTATAACAAGTATTCAAAATTAGATAAACACACTGATAGGCCTTCATGTGAAATAACTATAAGTATAAATGTAAGAAGTGATAAAGAATGGCCTATATATATTAATGATAAAAAATATATTATAAAACCAAAAGATGGTATTTTATATTATGGAGCAAAAGTAAAACATTGGAGATTAGAATATGAAGGTGACTATAACGGTCAGATATTTTTACACTATGTTGAAAAGAACGGAGAATTTTCAGATTATTTGTATGATAAAAGAAAGTATTTAGGATTTAAAAATGAAATTTAAAAATTACAAAGATGCATTTATTATTGAGTTTACGGATGATGAAATAAAAATTATTAATAAACAAAAAAAATTACCAA